CACTGGTTTAAGTGAGTCCAAGAATCCTCAAGCGGATATTAACAATTTGGACAGGGATACGGGCACAGGAACCACAAAGGGTATAGTATACGGGTTTACACGAGATAGAAGATTTACTGAAAATAAAATTCCAAGTAACGCCTCGAATGACAATGCCACATCTAGCCTTCAATTGGTTCTGGCTCCCACGCAATCCTATGACTCGTCAAGTGCAGGATTCATTGCAGATAGAGAAACTAATTGTAACAGGACTGGCTGGCGAGGCATGAAAGTTCCCGTTTTCCAAACCATAAATGGTAAATCATTATCTAGCTGTCAAAGTGAATTTTGTCACCTTTCTCTTACAGTAGATCCAACTGAGGATTTAGTTAAAGTTTATCTCGATGGCGTAAACATCTCAACATCTAGTTATCAAACTGTCTTTGGCACCAGCAAACCTGAAGAGGTGTTTAAAGCACCCTCAGTGTTCCAGAACAACTCCTTCAGATACGATGCATCAAGTGTGGATGCAAACTCTACAGAAGAATCCAAAGCAGGACCGTCTCTTGATACTTTCTTCACTCCTTGGATTTTAGGCGGTGGATATACCGATGGTAATCCTGAAGGTAATTTTATGGGCGGTGAGTATAACGGTAAAATTAGTGGTTTGCGAGGTTATTTAGGATGTACAAGATTTTATTCAAAACCACTTAAAGATGGTGAAGTCCTAAATAATTATAACGCAACTCAAAAATTCTTTAAGAACATAGATCTAAGTTAAAATGCCAATCTCAACTAGTGTAACGACCTACGGAAGTGTATCTCCTCGTACAATTAAGAGACCTATATCTCTTGAAGATCCTAGACTACAGGGCCTTGAGTATCCTATTTCTCTTAATCCGAAGAATGGTTATTTTAGCAAATCATCAAATCTTGAACTAATTAAATCTAATCTTTCATCTTTAATTAGAACTCATCGAGGTGAGAGATTTATGAGGCCTGATTTTGGCTGTAATCTTAGAAAATTCCTCATGGAGCCTTTGGATGAGGGTTTGTTTTCTCTGATAAAAGAGGAGGTTATTACCGCGATACGTAGATATCTTAGAACTGTTGCGGTAGGGAAACTTCAAGTGTTTGAAACAC